GAGTTCTTTTTTTTTTTTTCTTTCTCTCTCACCTCAAGCTGTGCATTCAGCATCTCACAATGTCATTTCTTAAGTTCTCACAAGGCAACGCAAAACTCAAGCAACGACTCATTTTCAGCCTTCCTGCAGGCAAAACATGCCCTGGCGCAGTGTTCTGCAAATCGTTTGCAGTTCTGCAGGATAACGGCAAGCGTAAAATTCAAGACGGCAAGCAAACAGAATTCAGATGTTTTGCTGCATCTTCAGAAGTACAGTATGACGCTGTTTATAACTTACGAGCCAACAATATGGAATTGTTGATGCGATCAGTCATTGAGGGTTCAATGGTTGATTTAATCAACGCAAGCGTTCAACATCACAGGAAGAAGAATACAAAGCTTGTACGGATTCATGAATCTGGCGATTTCTTCTCCCGTGGTTACCTAAACGCATGGATAGAAGTCGCAAAACAGAATCCAGATCTTAAGTTCTACTGCTACAGCAAATCTCTGGACTTCTTCTTAGATCTTGTTCTCCCTGAGAATTTCTATCTCACTGCATCGTATGGCGGCAAGTTCGATCATCTAATTGATCAGGGATTGTTCCCCAGATTTGCAAAGGTCTACAAAACTGAAGAAGAAGCTATGGAAGACGGTTTAGAAGTCGATCACGATGATTCGCATTGTTTCGGTAATAAACCCTTTGCACTTCTAGTGCATGGCACTCAACCTAAGGGTTCTGAGTGGAGCAAAGCGATTGCCGAACGTCGCAAAGCCAACAAGTTCACCGGCTATAGCTCCAAAACTGCTGTTTCGTAGTAACCTTATCCGGTTGCGGTCATCTCTCTCACCTCACTCACTCATCATGTTCAACGTCATCGACACACGATCTAACAAGGTTGTGGGTATTGCCTACACCTACAAGGAAGCCAAAGCAATGGCATCTGCCTACAGGCGATCTCAGTACATCAAAAAAGAAGATTGGAAAGTTATTACTTTCAAAAAACGAATAGAACCACCAGTAAGAACCTACTTCGCAACTGACGACGGTTGTTGTGACTCACTCCGTGATCGCAATTGTGAAATCTACGGGAGGCCACATCGATGACTGTTGTCTTCGTCAATCCTCGATCTTCTAAAGCCAAGAATCGTCTCGCTAATGCGATGAACAACGACAACAGAATGTGGATTGAACAAGTATGCGATGACCGCATATTTGCAGTCTCAATGTCTGGAAATTACTGCTGCTGGATCAAACATTACGACGATCCACATTTCGATTACCTTCATCAACATCCTGATCATGTACACACCAACTAAGTCACCATTCACTCTTCCTAAGATCAATCTCAACGGTACAGATGCACAATCACTTTTCGACGAGTACATGGATGCTCAAGATGCAATCAGAAAGGCATTGCACATCTTACAGAAATGCACATGTCATGGTCGCGACTTTCAATGTAATCCTGTAGATGATTACAACCAAGCATTATTTGAGCGGGCAGAAATTCTTGCCAAACTTGATGATTGTTTGGATTATTGCCTGGCATGGGCTGACAACGCTAATGAGGCAATGGAGCAATGAAAGTACGCGTCTACTACAACCTTACAAAGCACATCTGGAGTGTACAAAAACACATTCCAGGCAAAGGTTGGAGAGTCGCTGGACATCTTCAACGTCTTGCACTCAACAACGTCACAACTGTAGTTAATGACTACGGTCAGCAACAAACAAGGGTAGAAGGTAAGAAGTACGTTCACGCCTACTTAGAAGGCGAGATCTGTACTTCTTCCTTTGATGTCAGCCCTTCTCACAGACGCATCACATACAACCCACAACGTGATGATGCTTTTGTGTGGAAACACAATGGCGAGTTATTCACATCTTCTCGCCAGGTTGTCTTAACCGACAACGCATACGCACTCTGATTCTTTCTCTCTCTCACCATGACCATCTCAACTCGCAACAAGCAACAATCTGCTACTAAGAAGCGCATCAAGTTCTCAACCAAAGCAACCAAACCCATGGCTGAAAACTGGACAGAAGAACAATACGAACGTGAACTGCAGATCTATCTCGACCGTAAGAAGCTTCTCAAGGACATTGAAGCAGAAGTGAAAGCACGTCAGGCACAGATCCTGCACTTCATGAACAAGCATGAGATCCAAGCTGCTGCAACTGATGACGAGCAAGTCGTGGTCTGTCGTCGCAAGGTTTGGAAATACAGCGACGAGCTGCGTCGTGAGTCAAACCGCATCTCTCATCTGCAACGTGTGGAGCAGGAGAACGGCACTGCTGAATTCAGCGAATCTGTCTACCTGACTGTCAAACCCATCAAGAGCCAGGTGGAGCAATGACCAAACAGCAAGAGAAGATCTTCGGAATGACAACCATACTCATCTGCACTGTCGTTCTCTTCCTTACACCTTGGCCGACTGCAGATGCAGTCTTTTCTACTCACGCATCTCCACCACTTAATTATGAAAACTTACAAGTTCAGAACGCTAATTAACAATGAACACGGACGCGACATTCCGTCTTCGTGGTTCTTTGTGATTGCTGATTCAAAGGAAGAGGCACAAGAGAAAGCACTTGACTACATCAAGAATCTCAATGAGCACAATGAACGACTTCAGTTCTCTTTGAAAAGCAATTCCTATTACTCAGGAGCAACCTTCGAATACGTTCTCCCATACGGACACTTGAACACTTCTGCAATCAACTATGAACCTGCATGATCTTGTCCTCCGCGCTCGCGACCTTTCGATTTTGGAAAGTCGCGCTAAGTGGATATGCCTTCATCCGCAAGGCTTTCACTACATAACCAACGATCCAGAACCCAGTCGAATTGTCACAGTTGTCCGCCCATCCTGTTGCTGAAATGAAAGACACAGATCCAATCACTCAAGAAGAAATGCAGGAAGCTTCTGATCTCTTCTTTCCACTTCTGCGAGTTGTGCAGAAGGAAATGCCCGAAGGTGCTTCTACTGAAGACACCTTGAAGGTTATGGAGCACGTCACATCCCTGGCACAGCGTCTCCGTAAAGAAAAGAGGAAGGAGAAAGCACAGGAACGCTTCGGCCTGGTTCCCAACTTCAAGGGCAGTTACGAGCCTTAAATCCCGCCCAACACTGGCCTGGGCTTGATGCCAGATCTTTTCATCTCTCTCACCTAATCACATGACCTCGTCCGTCACCACAAACAAGTTCAGAGCCGACAAGATTGTCTGGCCTGCACACACTCTCATCTCGAATCACATTCTCAAGCAAACCATCATCGAGTTCATGGACAACAACCCTGAGGGTGTCCGCAACTGCGATGTAGGTAAAGCGATTGGATACAACGACTCTCGTCAGTGGTTCAGTTATGGACTCCTGGAGTCACTGGTCAAGGAAGAGAAAGTCGAGAAACGCTCGATCAACGGCAAGACCCTCTACTTCTCCATCGGCTGACTAACCATGACTGACTTATTACGAGCACGCTACGAGGAGTACCTCGAAAACTTCGATCCCTCTCCTCAGAACTACGGCGACGACTACAGCACACCACCAGACTTCGAAACCTGGGTAACTGACCAAGAGGAGCTATCCGAATGACCTACAACTACAACCGTTCTTCTGAAGAACGAGAGAAGCGATTCTCTGAGCTGAGTCAGAAGCAGGTCAACAAGGACGCTGCCAAATACGTTGTCATCACCACCCGTGATGCGGCAGATGGTTGCTTCGGCGGCCATAACCCAACTGGCAACGATCACTACTTCGATTCTCTCCGCACAGCCCGTGCCTGGGCACAACACTACTCAGACACTTGCGATCACGTCTGCGGAATCTTCCAAGCCCCGAAGTTCATTGAAGGAGTTGATGTCCGATGAGGTATCACCACCATTTTGATGTTCGAATTGCCAACGACTTTCACTCGGATATTGAAGACTTCGATAAAGCTTTTGAAGCTTGGTCTAAGAAATTCACCGACCGTTCAGCACTGCGAAAGCGTTTGTTGACTTCTGCTGAAAGTCTCAAAACAATCCTTCAAGGAATTGTTTTTTCTGAAACTCTCGATGCTGATGAAGGAACTGGTACACCCACACCTGATTAACCCATGAAAACCATTCAAGACAAACGAGCTGACTTCAAGCGTCTGCTCATTCCACGGCTGGAGAAAGCGATCAAAGCCATCAAGGTGATTGGCAATCTCTCAGCCAGTCAATACGCCTTTACGGAAGGCGAAGCGGAGAAAGTCATCCAGGCACTCCGTCTTGCAACAGATCAGACCGAGGCCAAGTTCTTCAAGAAGGACGCGCCCCTGGTCGCCATTCAATTCGATCACACAGAGGCTGACTCATGAAAGTAAACAACGCTGCTGGAGCTGTCACCAACGAGCTTTTACGAGCCATGGGAGGTAGTGCCTTTATCGGTAAAGACGCCAACACAACTCGCGAGTGGAGACGCAAGCGTGAACGCGAAGCACTTCGCAAGAGACGCGTCATTGCAACCTCGATTCCTCAAGGAAAGGGTTTCCAATAAAAAGACCCCGGATCTCACCCCGAGGTCGTATCTCTCTCACCTACCAACCGCTTCGTAGCGGACGGTCGGTGAGCACTCAGTGTAACGGTGGATGTCTACCTGGCAAACTGACCTAGACAGGTCAGGTGGATATTCGTATCCTCAATAGGACGGGCAACGTCCTCGTATCTCTCTCACCTAACTACCCCATGACTTCCCAGTTCAAATACGCGAACGCCGTCAGCACCCAATACTCCCGAGAAAAGGAGGCAATGGTCTATGGCAAGTACAAGGAGAATGGTTATCAGGTCAATCCCCTGGTTGCACAAGCGGGCGGAACGCTCATCACCGAGAACGTGTCCGCCTCCGAAGCCTTCCGTCTGGCTGACGCAGACTTCAAGGTCAACAAGGTCGTCAGCACCTATCAGCACAATGGCGAGACTCGCGTCGACGATGAGCACTGCCACCTCGTCAGGGAGGACACAGGCGTCTCGCTTGGCGTCATGAGCAGCAACTACACCCCGGTGCAGAACGACGCTCTGGTTCTGCTGTTCGACTACCTGCGGGAGAACGTAGAGATCGACAACATCCTCACCATCCGTGGTGGCAAGAAGGTGTTCGTCTCTGCTCGCTGCGACATCGAGGGCGAAGTCACCTCAGGTGACAAGGTCCGTCGCTACCTCCACGCCTTCAACTCCTTTGATGGCTCCTCTGCCTTCGGCGTCTTCTTCTCAGACGTCCGACTGCAGTGTGCCAACCAGATCAACTTCCTCTGCAACAAAGGTGCCAACCGCGCCAAGCAAGAGGGTGCAGGCATGGTCATGCGTCACACCGCATCTGTCACAGCGTTCGCTAAGGCGTTGCCTCGTCTGATCAACGTCGAACAGCTGAAGTTCGAGATCGACCTCCAGACCCTGCGACCTCTAACGACGCTGCGCCTGAACTCGGATCAAGCCAAAGCAGTCCTGGAGCATACCTATTCCGATGACTTGTCTCGTCCTGTTACGGATAAGAACAGCGGGGCAACGCGTCCGCGTCTGCTCACTGATCTTTCCTACATCGATGTCATCAACTCGCATTACAGCGGTGACACGGGCTTTGGCGTTGAAAAGGGCACTGCCTGGGGACTGTTCCAGGCCATCACCCAGTTCGAGACTCATGACCGAGGTCGCAACCGTGGCATGAGCCGCAGCGTCACCGACAAAGCCCGCACACGTCTGGAGGCTCTTTACGGCGGTGCCAGTGCGAAGCGCATCGACCGAGCCCGCAAGTCCCTGCTGGCTCTCGTCTGATCTGCTGGCGGGCGGGGTGACGTAAACACCCCAGACGCGTCCTCCGTAGTGATGCCTGCAACTGCTCGGATCAAGCGGTTGGTGAGGTGCAGTTACCGCTGCATCTCCGGGCCTCTCCAAGGCAAAGGCGGTCCCATCGAGGACTCCGGTGACTCCAGCCGGAAGGCAAATTGGCCGGAAGTAAGGACGCTGCCGTAAGACCAGCCCCCTTTTTGATCACTTTTATCTCTCTCGCACCTTGAAACTCAAAGAACTGATTGGCCGCACGGTCACCAGAGATTGCGACAAGGAACAGTTCATCCTCCTAACTGTCGAACGACCCTTAAAAGCTGGGCTTCAACCCTGCTGGGTAATCAAAGGCATCCACAAGGAGCGTGGTCTGCACAAGATCGAGTGGGATCACTTCTGCAACAACTACACCATCGCTAACTGATTAATGACACACGCTGATTCCAGCCTTGTTCCTGATGATGCCCCTGTCTACAAGGGAGCGAGAGGTGCTCAATACTTCTTCCGGAACGGCAAGAAGGTCTACATCACCCACAAGGAACCCAGGAAAAGAACCCAGTTCAACCTAAAGCGTGGTGCTTTTCAACGCTTCATCGAGAACCAATCCCAAAACGTCTAATGACTTCAATTCAAGCCGCACAAGACCGAGCAGCTTTTGAGCGCCACTTGTTACAACTCAACTCAACAACAGGGACTGATCTCAAGAAGATTTTCCATGAACCAGATGATTCCAATCTTGAGGTGCAAAGGAACAGTATTAGGAGTCTGCTGAGCTGGGCAACAGCACGCCAGAAAAGCGCATGGAGTGAGTTCAAAGGCCAGGACCGTGAGTTCCAAGCCATCTATTGGGACGGCTACAAGCAAGCCATCAGTGAAATCCTCAACATGGAGCACCAATGACAAAAACCAAAGAACGCCTTTTGTTTGCCAGCTTCTTTTTTGAGGCACTCAAGCCTCACTCAGCTTCAATCTTTGACACTCTGATTAATGTTGCTGATGCTGGTGTGTCAGCAGCAACCAGAGCAGAGGTTCGGTCAGCCGAAGCTGAATGCCTCCAAAAAACAGATACGTTGTGAGGAGAACTAATGGAGCCGAAATGCAAGTCTTATCAGTCGACGATGTCAACCAGGAATGGATCTGCCAACGAGTCCTTGCTTTATTGGATGGAGCAAGAAATGAAGAAGCACAAGCCATCGCGGAAGAATGGGATCTTCCCTTCGATGCCTCAGATCCGTTTCTTTGACCGTCTGATGTATTGGATGTTCAGCCCGCGTTAGTATTCGCCAGGAAGGGCTCAGGTTTATCCTGCCTAACACCGGGATAGGTACACCTACCCCGGTTTTTTTAATGTCTAGCTACCTACACCAATGTGTAAAACTGAATAAACATGTTGTGATCATGAAAGCTCTGCAAATCCTGCTCTCACGCCTGCTCCATCGATACGGCTACGCCCTGGTCCGTATTCAACAGACACGTAAACCTGAACCTAAATCCAGCGACTTTAAGAATGTTGCGGTGTACGACAATGACTGGGATGACTAGCTTTTGGGCGATGCACGCTAACAGAAAGCCCGGTAATGTAGGGATCGCCGAGTAAAACAGAATGCTTCAGCCAGCAATGATGTGCAAGATAACTGAGCCGTCAGGAACCTTATATGAGATTCGAGCCATCAGCGATTCAGAGATCGCATTTGCGAATAGCAACTTCCTCAAACACGACCAACCATATCGTGTAATTCGCCACCAAGGGGTTGTTGCAGATCACGTTGCTGCATAACACGCTTAGATGGGATAAGTACCCCTTGTCTCATGGAGTATGTTACGGATTGCGCGGTGCCACTGTCGCTAATCCCAACTGACTATCGTCACCCACTTGCTCAACAATTTGAGGAGATAAGTGATCAAGGTGAGCTTGTCCGCAGCTATGACGAGTGGGGACTGGCTTCTGTTTTGACCTATGCGTACACCCGCAAGGTTGCAACAGCAGCTCCCTACAAACAAATGGAAGAAATTATCGGGGTCTGCCTTGAGGAATCAAGGCACACTCGGACAGAAAACAAAAAACTATTCACCAGAATCAAGAGGAGCATCAAGGCAGGGGACGACACAGACGTTCTGACATGCGCCAAGGTGTTGATGTCACGGATCGGATCAGCTCTCGCTGAACAGCATGAGGGCATGGACACTGAAGAGGAACTCGATGAGGACGATTGAACCCAGCGTCAACGATCAACTGCGTTACGCACAGATGATGAAAGGTATTGATAAATTGGACCGTGATTCACTTCTTGAAGTCACCAAAGACCTGGCACGTCTTGCGTTGTTACTCCAACCCGCAGCAATGCGTTGGGCAGCATATGAGGCGGCTAAAAATCTGAGCAGCTGCAATGGATCGTCCAACAGAATTGAATGAGCGCCAGGTACTTGCGGCGCAGGCTCTTGCTGCTGGCTTTACTTGGCGCGATGCAGCTAAACGCGCAAGGTGCTCGACCGAGGGGATACGTGCTTGGAAGCAACTGGAAGAATTTAATAACGCGATCTGGGATTATCAACAGGAGATCTTTCACCGATCCTTCGGTGTAACTTCTGAGGCGCTACCTGAAGCTATCCAGAAGCTGCGTGAGATTATCGATTCTGAAGATCCTGATATCGCAGTGAACGTTAAAGTGCAGGCGATCAAGATTCTCATTGATTCTGCTCATAAGCAATATGAGGCACGAACTATTGAGCGTCGGATTGAACAGCTAGAGGCAAATGCCCAACGCCAAACACTTAACCCGGTTGGAGAGGTTAGAGAAATTACAGGAGCAGCATGACCGCGAGGCAGCTGAGAAGCGCCTTACATCTACTGCTGTTGGTTTCAAACCTAAATTTCCAACTGCAGACAAGTGGGATCAGTTCGCACCACTGACGTGGATCAGAACATCAGGCAGCGTCAAACCCTTTCAGCCCTTCGATATCCAGAAGAAGCTGATTAATTCGATCTGTTCTCACCAGTACACGATCGTCTTGAAGTCCCGCCAGGTCGGCGCTTCTGAAACGGTCTGCTCCTACCTGCTGTGTCGCGCTCTGACTGAACCAGGCTTCGCAGCAGTGGTGTTCTCCAAAACGGCTACTGACTCCGGTGCGTTGGGCAAACGGATCCGAGCCCAGGCCGCAAGCATCGAGGACTCATCAATTGAGTTCACCACCGAATCCAACAGCGAACTGTCGTTCAAAGGACTCGGAACCATCTATTTCCTACCTGCTACCCCAAGAGCCGCCCGTGGTATCCCTTCTGTTTCCGTGGTGGTGCTCGACGAGGCCGCTTTCCTCGATGGAGCAGACGAGATTTACACCGCAGCACAGCCGACGATGGCAACGCTCGGCGAGAAGTCCAAGCTCATCCTGTTATCCACCCCAAACGGGATGGGAAACATGTTCGCCAACCTCTGGCACGGCGAAGACGACGGCTGGAATCGGTTCAAGATCCATTACTCAAGTATTCCGATCTATGCGTCGGATCCTGACTGGGCTGCGAAAACAAAAGCCAAGGCAAAACTGACAGACAGAGCGTGGAGGCAGGAATATGAGATGGACTATGTCGCCTCAGACGCTCAGGTCTTCCCACCCGAACTGGTGGAGAAAGCGTGTCACGGTCGCTGTATCGAGTCAGGACTGATCAACCGTGACTACATCATGGCGATCGACCCAGCTGGAGGTGGTGATGATTACTGGTGCTCCGTTGTCCTGGACATCACCACTGCGCCGTACCAAGTGGTCAATATGTTCCGTGTCAGATATAAGTCCTCCGACTACTGCATCAAACAGATCATTGAGCAGGCAGAGAACTTCAGCCCCTCAAAAGTGATCGTCGAGAAGAACGGTGTCGGTGCTGTCGTATCTGAGATTCTCTCAAAGGCTCTGGCAAAGTACATGGTCGAGCCATACAACACCAACAGACCCAACAAAATCTCAAATACGGATCGCATCACTTACTTCCTGGAGCGTGAGGAGCTGAAGGTTCCTAGAGATCCCTTCTATCAGGAGATGTTGATGTTTAGACAGCTGGAAACAGGTGATAGACAGGCAGGAGATGGCGCACACGATGATTCGGTGATGGCACTCGCTCTTGCACTCTCAGTAGTTGCTACAACTCCCACAACTGATTGGTTAGATCTCATCTAATGAACTACCAGGATGAAGCGCTTAAGAAGCGTCGTCGTGATGCCTTGATGGACTCTGTATCGGAGTACTTTGACTTCCCCAACCCTGAAGAGGAGTTCTATAAGGACTTGCAGTTCTGCATCAGGGATCTAAACCGTTACCACCAAGAAAAGGCATCGAACACCAAAGCACTGCTGGGAAAACTCGGTCTCAGCTAATAGACAATTGTTAGATTAGAGTTAATGAGTTAAGGCCGAAACTTTGTCGGAAACTTCGGAAACTCCAGAGATCAAAATGGATTCTGATATCCGCAACGATGGTGTGCTTGTCAACGCCATCACGGGTCTTGGCACAAAGAAGGATAAAAGCGAGTACTTCGCACTTCGTTCTCCCAAGCAGTTATCTGAGGCAGAACTAGAGGCGCTGTATTACGACCCTTTGTGTCGTCGCGTCATCGACATCTACGCAGAGGCTGCTGTCACTGAGCAACCCACCATCAAGCTGGGCGAAGAGACTGAAGATTACGACGGCATTCTCAAGTCCTTCGAGAATTACCTGGAGGAAATTGACTTCTACGCGTACATCGAAGAAGCGCTCAAGCTACAGCGAATCTATGGAGGAGCTGCACTATTTCTGGTCCTCGATGATGGGCTTGAGCCTAGTGAGCCTGTTGTTCCTGAGCGTGTCCGGGGCATTGCTGACCTCGTCCCGCTTTCCCGACGAGAGATCGTTCCCCACGACTACAACTACCTCAACTACCGGAAGCCTGAGCTTTACAGGATCTCCACCAGTAAGGCAGTAACGACAGAGAACGATCTCAACTACCTGCTCGTCCACAACAGCAGGGTGCTGCGCCTCGATGGTCTGTATCTCCCCTGGCGGCAACGTCTACTGAACGAGGGCTGGGGACAGAGCTATCTCCAACCCTTCTACGAGGTGTGGAAGAGGTATCGCGGTGCCACTGATGGCATGGCAACGATGCTCAACGAGATGGATTTATTCGTCCACAAAATTCCTGGGCTCGCCAGTAAGGTCACAGCCGGGAACGAGAAGGCTCTCAAGACACGTCTCGAAGCCAATGCACTTGCTAGGTCGTTGTACGGCGGCATGGCACTGGACACGGAGGAAGAAGTTTCCTTCGCATCACGCTCCCTTGGAGGTGCTCAAGAGATCTTCGATCGACTGACTGATGACCTCGTCGCAGCAGCCGACATGCCGAAGACGTTGCTGTTCGGAACGTCTCCTGCTGGTGGTCTTTCAGAGTCCGGCAAATACGAGGACAAGTCCTGGGCAGCAGCAGTGGAGCGCTTCCAAACACACAGCCTGCGCCAACCCCTGAACCAGTTCTTCCAGCTGGTATTGGCGATGCCGGAAGGACCGACACAGGGTCAGGTTCCAGAAGAATGGAGCGTTTACTTCCCGCCTTACTACTCAGAGTCAGACAGCGACAAAGCTGAACTGCGATCCAAGGTTGCTAACACCGACAAGCTCTACGTCGAGATGGGTGTGTTGACTGCGATTGAAGTTCGTAAGGCTCGCTTCTCTGGCACTGAATACAGCATTGAAACGGCGCTGCAGGAAGAAGAGGAAGAGCGTCTGCTTCTGAAGGCTCAACTTGAGCAGGAATCTCTGATCCAGGGATATGTCGGACAGCAGGCTGCTCTGGAGCAGTCCATGCAACCACAACCTGAGGAGGCTCCACCTCAACAGCAAGAAGTGACTGATGAGGACGACATCATCCGCATGAGTGGACTGTCGATCATCGCTGGAAAATCAAATGGATCCTTCCGAGTGGGTTATGTAACCCATATTGATGGGCAGAGAAATGATGCCGAGTCTTTGCTACTTATAGGCAATCGTTTTAACGATAAGAAGGTATATCGAGGCCACTTCACTAGAGAAGACGGCACAATGGAGTCAGGCCCACTGTTGCTTGGCTTCTATTCATCTCGATCAGCCAAGAAGGCACTGCAAACTTATGCAGCCGATAAAGAAGTAAGTGGAGTGACACTACTTCAGGATGCAGATATCGAACACCTGAAAACCACGTTCGAATACCCGTGACAAAGCGATCTGAATCAAAAGAACTTTATTTGGCAGCGTTACGGGGTGACGCCAAAGCCCAACGTGCTTGTACCGAGAAAGGCAAGCAATGTGGTGGACGCTGCATTCCCAAGCACTGGAACTGCCGCATCAAAGGTGAAGGACAAACACCTCCCACTCGCGGCAATGCAGTTCAGCTTTCGGCGGAGCAGAAGGAGAAGATTCAAAAAGCCCGCAGCCGTCGTAGAACTCGTCGTGCCCTGACTGCCATTGGTGGTGCCGCTGCTGTTGGTGCTGCTGTTGCAGGTGCCGCAACTTTGGGAGCTAAAAACCCAGCATTGGCCTTGAAGTTAAAGCGTAAATCTGGGGCCGTTTCTCAAGGCCTTGGTGTTGCTTCCGCCTTTGGTGGCACGACTGCTGCAGTTGCAGGCGCAGCAAATATGGCTGTCGGTGGTTTTGATATTGGAGCGGGTGTCGGTATGGCATTTGCTCGCCGTAAGCGAGATCTAGGTGCCTTTAAACGTCTCACAAGACAGCGTTTCCGACTTGAAAAACAGATCAAGCCCCTGGAATCTGCTCGCAACAGCGCTCAAAGCACACTTAGCAAAGCCCAAGAAAAACTCAGCACTGAGAAAACCCGATTGGAGGCTGCAAAAGCCGCCATGCAAAACAAAGGCAAGCGCAGAAGTGGATTTGCCCTAGGACAGAATCCTCAATCGATTGCTCAGACCGATCGAGCACGCGCTACCAATCTGAAATCAGCTGAGACTGCTTTCCGCAGGGCTAACAACGCAGTCAACAAGGCACAATCTGACTTCAACACTCGCGAGTCTGCGTATCAATCTGCGTTCAAACAACTAAACACGACTACCAGCCGAGCCTCCAAACTCAGGAGCAAGCTTCTCAAGTCTCAAAACCCAATCAAGAACGCTTACAACGCTGGGATCAGCTCCGCTCAACGTAGCTTTAGGGCTGGACGCAGAACAGTTTCTAGCTTCATTCGTTCGGAGGGAGTCAGAGGACCTAAACCTGATCCACGTTCTTGGCAGGAGCGCTTTGGGATGGACGAGGCCGAGCGTGAGGACAAGAAGTGCGGCAACTCCGGTATCCCGGATAACGCCAAATGCACAAAGAAGAACACCGCACGCACGATCGCTAAGGCAGCAGCAGGCGCTGCTCTGGTTGTAGGCGGTGCAGCTGCTCTAAAGAACCGCCGCAAGATCCGCAGCAAATTCCGCAAGACCGGGCTGACTGCCTATCAAAAACGAGAGCTAGAGAAGATGCGTGCTAAGGGCACAGGTAAGTATGGAGCCCAAGGCAAGCGCAGCTTCAGCTCAGAGCAGAAGCCTTTCTACAGCGAGGCAGATCGTATTTATCCCTTGAAGCACAAGCGTCTGTTCCGTGATTCGGAGGCTGCGGATGCCGAAGGAAAAAAGTTCAGTAAGACGGTGACCAATCCCAAGACGGGACGTAAGCGCACCGTCAAATACGGAGCTAAGGGTTACAGCATTGCCCCTGGTACCAACAAAGGTGACCGTTACTGCGCTCGTAGTTTCGGAGACATGAAATCTCACAATAAAAACTGCGCTGGAAAGGATCGGAACACTCCTCTGTGCCTCTCGCGAGCTAAGTGGAAGTGCTCTGGTAAACGATCACGCAGGAGCTGATCATGAACAGGGCAAAGCAACATCAAAAGCTAATTCAAGTTCTCACAGATGCAGATAATTGCACAACAAGAAAGAAAGCTCAAAAGTTGCTAAAGAAGGCCCTGAAGATCGACAAGAAGCTCCAGCAAAATGGAACCAACTGACAACGGTGATCTCCCGGTAACTATCAACTGCAATCTCGCCGCTCTTCGGTTGCTACATAAGAGCGTTACTGAGTCCTATAAAAGCTGGCCTGGTGGCGATCCCAATGAGCAGGTAGAGCTAGAGATGCTTCGTGACGGGTTGTTCTGCGTGCTCATGGATACCTTGCTGCTTAACGACCTTGTGTAAAAGATGGAAGATCTGATTGAGGCTTACAACACAGCCTTGAAGGGCCAGGAAAATCAGACCATTGAGATCGTCAATAAGTCATTAGATAAGGCTTTCAATCGTCTTCTTCGGCGTACCTACGCTCAGTTACGAAGCGGTCAATTTCAGACTGCAGAGAGAAACGCTCGGACTTTGGAGTTGATACCTGCTCTTCGTCCGGATCAATCTGACGAATACTTAACCTCATTTCGTCGCCTGTTATCTCGCTCAACATCCTTTGGCCTAGATCTAGCTGAACAGCTATCGAAGTCTGTATCGCAGTCTCAAGTCGCTGTAACCGTCCCAGTAGAAGCAGTGACAGCAGCAGCGAGGCAAGCGAGAGGATACCTAGAAAAACATGGACGTACATTTTCGACTACCGCTGCAGAAGTATTAGCGCAAGGGATCGCCGAGGGACGACCTACAGAGCTGATTACCAAGGACTTGAAGCGACGACTACGCGTCACCAAAACACGCGCTGAAGTCATTGTAAGAACCGAATCTTTAAGGGCTCACAACGAAGCATCTAGGAATTACTACGCGCAGAATGGAATTGAACTGGTGATGTATTTCGCCACTTCTGACGACCGCACCTGTGAAGTCTGCACATCACAAGCGGGAAACGTATTTAAGAGAAATGCAATTGCTGTACCCCGTCATCCTCGCTGCCGTTGTTATCTCGCTCCTTACTCTGACGATGTATTTGACATCGATCCAGAGTATGACCGGCTGAGAAAAAAGCACCGAGAAGAAGTTCTTAGTTACGCTAGATCTAAAGGCGTGAACTTAAGTTACGGTCCCGCCTCGTTTGAAACTTTCGGTCCTACTCCAACGAGGGAGACATGAGCAAAAAACCTGGCTTGTACGCCAACATTCACGCAAAACGTAAGCGCGGTGAGAAGATGCGTAAGCCCGGTGAAGAGGGCGCACCTTCTGCAAAGGATTTCAGGGATTCAGCTAAGACTGCAAAGAAGAAGAAAGGCGTGAAGCGACAGGATCCTAAGGGCAATCCTGCTGGCTACTACGACAAGGATGGCTGCAAGAAGTGCAGCAAGGAAGACATGGGTCGTAAGGGTCCATACGCTGATGGTTATGGCAAGAAGTGTGATGCGGTCGCTGAAGAACTCAGTGGACTTCTGATTAACGATGACGAAGAGGAGCGTGCCGACAAACCCTGCGGCAACTCATATATTTCTCAGAACGAGAAGTGTTCTAAGGGAGCAGGTAAAGCCAAAAAGGCTGGTACAAAACCCAGTGACTTTTCCTTGAGGCAACTGCAGGGGTCAGGCCCAGCTGTTGAGAAACGTCGAGCCCAGTTCTATAAGGCGAAAGCCACTACAAAAGGTGTTGGCAACAAGATAAAAAGAGCAGGTGAGTTCGCCGCCAACGTAGGTAGTGGTGCTGCAATTGGTGTTGGTGCTACTCAAGCCTATGCAGGTCTGTTGACGGGCAACCTCGGTATGGCCTCCCGCGGACTCCGTAATGTTTCCCTGGGTGCATCAGCAGCTCAATTGGCTGGTGCGTCTAAAGCTTCTCGTTTAGGCAACAAAGGACTAGCAAAAGAGTTTTCTAAATCTGCAGGCAAGCTTGCTGCATTTGGTGTCGGCCAGGAAGCAGCTCTCGGCGGAATTGCTGGATACAAACGGACTGGTGGTTCTAAAAACCTACGCCGCCGGATGACACAACTTCGTCAAACGGCGTCACGTCGTGCTCAAGGTGTGCGTTCCTATCAAGGCGGGGGTATGGAGATGCTTCCTGGATCTAAGAAAAAACGCCGCTGATCATGTTTACCCCTGATGTGCTCAATGACAGCGTTGATCAGTTCAATGCTGTCCGGTTGGATAAACCCTGCGGTAACTCCTACATTCCCCAGAACGCTAAGTGTCAAAAGGGGGCAGGCCAGGCTAAGGGGCGTGCGAAGACCGGCGGTGCTAACAGCCCTGAAAAATGGGGTGGAGAATCGGTGCAAGCAAAGGGTGCTTACGCAAAGTTCCTCAAGAACAAAGGTATTGACCCGAGCAAGCTGGGAGCAAACAGCCCCAAGGCAGAGAAGCTTGCCATGGAATACTTCAAAACCCCAGAAGGAAAGGCTGAGCTGGGGTCAAGCAGTCAGAAAAGTAAGCAGGTAAAGAAGAAACGCGGAGGCGCAGGCAAGGGACTCAAAAAGGCAGGCAAAGCTGCAGCTGAATTGGGCATTCTTGCTGGATCAATTGGAGCTTCTGCGTTGTTGAGTAGGCGACTCCTTAGGAAGTACAACCTATGACCACATCACGCACTGACAAGAAGTGCGGTGCTTCTTACATCCCGAACACCGCTAAGTGCTCCAAGGGCTCCGGCGCTGGCACTGCTGTAAAAGCAGTCGCTGCCGCTGGGGTCATTGCTGGTGGTGCAGCTGCACTGAAACGCCGTAAGCCAGGCTCCGTCACCACAATCAAGATGACGCCCACCCTCAGTCTGAGAGCTGAGCGGGCAACGGCACTAGGAATGCGCCGACACAAAGCTGCAGTCATCAAGGGTCAACGTCGACACAAGGTTGCGGTCAAGTCCGCAATGACGAAAGGCAAGCGACGTCACAAGGCAGCAATCCTCAAAGCACGACGTAAGTACGAGCCTGATTTCATGAAGAAGAGAAGCAAGCGACCTGCCGGTGCATACCGCCTGGGATCTTTCTACAAAGACGGGCACGCCAAGACCAAGAACGTGCGTGATCGCATGGCAAAGATCATGGACGCATACAAAAAACGCTCTTACTGATGTTTAAAGGCGTGATCACATTCGGCGTGTCGTGGATGATTAGCCTCCTGCTAGCCACCATTTACATGACCCAAATCAAGCCTCACTAATATCTGCTACATAGGTCTAACTGATTCGGCCTATTGACCTTTATCAGCAATGCCTCTCATCGAGGGGCACAGGGTGAGCACCTATTTGAAGGTCATTTCCTTCAAAACGGCATCTTTATTGCCGCACCAAAGCATGATCTACATCGCGTCGATTACGTCGTGGAGTGGAACGGGCAATTGGTGCGTGTGAATGTGAAGACGCTGTACCGATGCAGAAAAGATGGGTCTGATTATTACGCAGCAACCCTTAATACAAGCTGCAAAGGTGGTGCGAGACTTTATACGGCAGACGAGATTGATTATTTCGGCATCGTTTCGTTGGAATATGGTCACATTTGGATGGTTCCCCTGAGTGCTCATACTCATCAATCGATCCACTGGCACCCGCCACAGAAAAAGCTCAGGAAACAATTTAACTCTTTCAATTGGGATCCGTATCTAATTACTGATACGTCAACCGTAAAACAGTTGACCATGGATTCTTACCTCACAAAAGGGGTAGATATTACTAACTCGGTTAAACTTAGTTAGTATCAGGGTATGGAGACTTGTCATCGTTACGATTACGGTCAAATATCTAAGTCCGAAACTACGGATGAAGGGTATTTGAAAGTGTGGTGTAAGGCGGCCCGTGTAGGGACTCAGCTTTATACCCGTGGTGACGGCCAACAGTGCCGTGAATACCGCCCCGAAGAAGAAGTAGCGAAGCCTGAGTCTCTTGCTTCCTTCGGTATGAAGTCAGTAACCATGGGTCATCCCCCGGTTCTGCTTGATGCTGATAACACAAAGGTGCATCAAATCGGACATGCGGGTTCGCAGGTTCGTTACAACGATGGGTTCGTAGAAGTCGCGCTTCTTATCACTGATAAGGGCGCTATTGAGCGTATCCAGCGAGGCGATGCACAGGAAGTCAGCAGCGGTTATCGCGTTGACTTTGATCCTACCCCCGGTGTTACACCACAAGGTGAAAGTTACGACGGCGTCCAACGCAACATTCGGATTAACCATATCGCGATTGTTCCGAAGGGACGTGCGGGTCGTGACGTTCGCCTAATCCTCGACTCATGTGATCGCAATGATGCGATTGCGTGGGATGAAACCCCGTCGAATTCGCCCGTTATTTCCATGGCACGAATCACCCTCGACGGCCTGGATCTTGAACTTCCCGCAGAAACTGCTGGCGCGGTCCAATCCTTCGCTAAGGAGGCTGAGCGTGCCAAGGCTGACCTCCAAAGCAAGCTGGATTCTCAGGAAGAACAAATTCAAGCCGTAGTTACAGAGAACGAAGAAACTCTTGGTCGCCTTGATGCGGCTCTGGAGCGTATCGAAGAACTCGAAAAGCAAGTCGCTGAATCTGCTGAAGCTGCAGACAAGCGCGATGACGCTGCAGAAATTAATGAGGCCGTCAACGCACGCCTCGCAACCCTGGACAAGTTCGCTCCCATCCTTCCGGACGAGTACAAATTCGACGGCGAAGATGAGCGGGCCATCATGGCTATCGCTTACGAGAACGTCTTCGAACAGGCTCCTCGCGAAGATGCCAACAACGACTACCTGCTGGGCGTCCTTGACGGTGTTCTCGCCGCTATGGAAGACGTCGAGGAGGACGAAGAGGAAATCAAGGCTGACGCCGAATTCCAACCCGAAGCTGACGGCTCCAACGTCGCTGAAGTCCGCGCTGCAATCGCTGCCGTTTCTGGCTCCGAGAAGCTCGACTCCGGTGATTCCTACCGCGAGCAACTGCTCAACGGTTGGAAGTCAGATCTCACTGCTCACGTTTGATAGGAGCGAATACTAATGGCTGTTACTTTCACCGATACCAACGTTTCGAACCCCGCAGGAGCACAGGGCGCTTATCCCCTGGCTCTGACCAATGGTCATGAGGGTTTGATCGCCGACCTGCAGGCTTATGTCTCCCGGTCCTACACCAACGAATCCAGCGCCGTAATTCCTTACGGTCACGCTGTGATCATCGATGGCTCTGCAACCTCCGGTCTGGGTGCCAAGCTCCCTGCTGGTGCTACTGCCACCGACATCCTCGGTATTGCCGTGGATAGCAACGTTTTTGAGAACGCTGCACAATCCACCTATACCAGCACTCCGACTTATAAGACCTCTGATGGTCGAGTCGGGTACCCCGATAAGCAAATGGTGAACGTCCTTTCAAAGGGCGTGATTTATGTCTACACCACCGATGCTGTCGCCCTCGGCGATGCAGTTCGCGTTTATCACACCGATTCCGCGTCTGCCTCAAGCAATTATGGATACAAAGGCCGCTTCGCGAAAGATGCAGAAGCAGGAAAAACCTTCCTGGTAACTGCGGGTGCTCGCTGGCTGAGTGCTGCTTCCGCAGGTGCAATTGCACTGCTTGAGATCGACATCCCGACTCTCACTGTTACTGCCGATACTTGATAGGAGGCAACCCTAATGTCTGAAATTCGCAATGACGATGTGGGCCTATTTTTGGCTCGCGAATTAGAACAGGTATTGGCAAGAACTTTCGAGGTTCAGTATGCCGATATCAAATATTCGACCGTAATTCCCATCTCGACCGAGATTGGACCCGGTGCCGATAGCTTCACATACCGCATCTTCGATGCTCAGGGAAGCATGAAGCTGATCCAGGACAAAGCCTCGGATCTGCCTCGCGCTGACGTGCTGCGTAAGGAAGTCACCCATCAGGTCCGCAGCCTGGGTGCCTCCTTCGCCTACACCATCCAGGAAACCCGTGCCGCCGCAATGGTGCCCGGCATGAACCTTGAGCAGCGACGCGCGAATGCAGTACGTCGTGCCTACGAGGAGAAGGTGCAATCCGTCGCCTACTTCGGCGAGACTGCAGTCTCTATGGACGGCTTCTTCAACAACGCAAACGTTGACAAGACCGTTCCTAACAAATGGTTCGACAACTGCACCACGGATGAAATGTTGGAGCTTCTGAACGAAGCCCCCACCAGCATTGTCCAGGGTTCCAACATGAAGGAATCCCCCAACACGATGCTCGTCCCCTACGACGTGTATCGCATCATCTCCACCACCGCTCGCTCCACCACCAGCGACACCACGGTTCTGGAATTCTTCCTGCGTACCAACCCGTTCATCCGCTCCATCGAGCCGATCAACGAGCTGGAAGCTGGCAAGTCTGTGCTGACCAAGGATCGGATCATCTGCTACGACCGCTCCCCCGAGAAGCTTCAGCTGCACATCCCCCGCACCCTGGAGTTCCTGCCTCCTGTCCGCAACAACCTGGAATTCAGCGTTGCTGCTCACGCACGCGTCGGCGGTGTCGCTCTGTACTACCCCAAGAGCGTCCTGTACGTCGAAAAGGCCTGATAACTAAGACCTAATCAGAAAACATGATCATTACCTACACCCCTCAGCTGGAAAATCCCCCACGGGACAAGGAGGTCACCCTCGGCTTCTCCATCATCGGAGAAAAAGCGGGTGTCACCAAGCGCTACCTTCTCAAGTCAGGCGTCAATCGCGACGTTTCTGCCTCTGATTGGGAGAAGATCAAGGAAATGCCCCTGGTGGGCGAACTCCTTACGCTCGGTGCCCTCCAAGTCCAGGAGGACGTCGAGGTTGTCACGACACCTGCAGGTCAGGTGTCTGGTGGCCTTGAAACCATGCCTGTCAAAGAGGCTCTTAGCGCGATCAACGGCACCTTCGACTTGGACCTTCTCAAAGAGTGGGACTATGCCGAGAACCGAATCCGCATCAAGAACGCCATCGCAAAACGCATTAAGGCGATTACTGAAGGGGAAGGCTGATGGCAGTTACCGCCACCACATTTGTTGCTCGGTTTCCTGAGTTTGGGAATATCGAAACTTCTGTGGTGACGGCAACCGTCGCTGAAGCTGGACGTCAGTGTGACAGTGACTTGTGGGGAGACAAGCACGACGACGCGGTCAACTATCTGACCGCCCACATGCTGACGCTTCGTACCCAAGCAATTGGTCAACAAGTTGGAGCCGTCTCTGGGGGTAACTCTGGGGACGGCTTTAAAGCGACTAATTACGGGTATATCTATGAGCTGATGCAACAAGGATTAGCGGAAACCACCGGATTTGCATATTGATGGGAGCATTTGCACCCTATGACAATGCTTCTCTAGCCTTCAAGGTCTACAGCACATTTGCTGTTGACTCGAAGACTGGTAACCGAGTACCTGTCAATTCGACTGAGAATTACACAGCAAATATCCAGTTACAGCCAAATAAGTCTGATCAAAAACCAGGCGTTGATGAAAACGAGATGGTCTGTAAGGGCCGTTTACTCTCACCAACTACATTTAGCGCCAAGGTCAAAGTTGGAAGCGTTGCCAGCTGCACCGTCAATGGTATTAGTGGGACTATTCGTCTTACTGATCTAGGCAGCAACACGCTTACTTATGCACGCAGCACACTCTTTCAGGAGTTTACGGGTGTATTTGAGCAAAATGGCAAGGCAGGTTAAAGATGGCAACACCAAAGAAGCTAGATACTTCTGTCTTCGATAAAGCAGTAGCTAAAGCGACCCAACAGCTTGTAAACCGATTATCGGCTGAATATACAAGCGAAATCTCATCTGATAAATGGAATTGGGTAGATGGCCGGACACGCGACATCGTCGATACGGGCCGTCTTCGTGCAAGTCAAACTGTGCGCCGCGTTTCAGATACAGAGTTTGAGTTTTCGTGGCCTGTTGAATACGCAGCCCAAGTACACGAAGGCACAAAGCTAAAGGGCGGTGGTGAATGGCCTGCTAGGCCGTGGACACGCACTGCACTAGAAAACGTGGACGCTAAAAGTTACTTTGAGACTATACTTAGGAGAGAGTTAAGTGGCTAGTGTATCCCAAATACGCGGTTTAATTAACTCAGCAATTGGGTCCAAATTAGGTTATTACAACCTCCCAGATGGATCTACGTCCCCCGCCCTTTGGGTACGGGGTCAGCAGCAAGTTCCCAAGGATTGGACAATCAGCGGCATCGAATGTGTCATTGATGAAGTCCCTGAAATGGCGAACAGGCCCACCTTGTCCCAAGCAGTTGTTTTAGACGTCCGTTGGCCGATCTATCTCACCAGCTACGACACGGCTGAAACATTAGCCGAGGTGCGCGAGCTTCTCTTTCAGTGGTTCCCTGATATTCAGGATCCTGTGCATGTAGCTCAGACTGACATCTCCTTCGAAACACTGAAAGTGTTTATCCCCGATTATTCAATTCAACCTGAGAGAAGCTAATGGCTAATCTTCCTGGTGGTGCTTTTGCTAAGGGGCGTGACCGCATCGTGCGGATCCATGACCCCGGCGGTACCCGTAAATCCTGCACACTTTCCGGCGGCGCAATCACTCTGCCTACCGGACTGAGCGCATACAAGTTCCTTAAGGGTGCAACCCGAGCTGAGTTCACTCCCGCACCTAACTCCCAAGAATTCTTCCTCTTAGGCGATAGCGGCTGGCGAGATTCCGTGGGTGTTACCCAGGCTGGTGAGCTGGCTTGCTCTGCATTCTTTATTAACAGCCTGGACGCCAGCGGTGTTCCTCAAGCTGACGTCGACGACGGTCTTCAGCTGGTGCTGAACGCAGAATCTGACCCTGACGTTGAGATCTGGGTTGAGATGTTCACCTTCTTAGGCATCGATTCCAACAGTAAGTACCTGTATCACTGCCGTGCATTCCAGGGTTCTGTGGTCAACGTGTCTGAGGCTGCTCCTTCTGACGGTTTGATCGAATATTCCTGGACCTTCCAGTCCCGAGGCGAGATCTGGGCAGGCACCTTCGACAACAACACCTCCGCTCTGTCTGTGTATTGATGACTCACGAACTGCTGGTCTCCGAAGACAAGCGTTCATACTTCATCAATTGCCGACAAGATCACGATTATCTAGAGGTAGGGGCGGTTTACATCGCCCCTTTGTCGTCTTCACCGATGACACTCCTAACTGAAGAAGGTGGTAAGTTGTCCTTGACGCTTCCATTAGATGCCGTTAATCAGCCAACAGAAATGGTGGCTGTTGAAATGTCATTTTTAGTAGATTGATGAGCAAGTATTCAAAGCTTTTCTTCCAGGAAAAAGAGTATTACGACATTCTTCCCTTCCGCTTCCCCATCTATGAGGATCTAGTGGCTGGTGAGGCTGAGGGTGTTGAGAGTATTGCGCGTAAGCAAGCGCAAAATACTTACACACTGCTCAAGATTGCTAAGGCGGTCTCCAAAAAGAAAAAGATCTCTGTTAAGGCTGCATTGGAGATGCTGTCGGAATCTGACAGCGATAACGAAGTGCTCTATGAGTATGCAGAGGAGCTGGCGGAGATTCAAAAGGAATCTGCGACGGTTGCTGAACAACAGATCGAGATGACCACGCTGTTCCTCCGCTTCCGTGGGGAGATCAAGCAAGGTGACAAGTGGGAAACCGTTGCTGATTGGAGTCGGGAAGACACCCTGACGATCCCCAGTAAATTGTTGAACGACATTTTCGAGTTCATCAACTGGGAACGTAACGGCTGGCCTGAAGAGGGAAAGTAACTCCGAGCGAACAAGACCCAGAAGAGTTACTGGCGTCATATCGCTCGTATTTAAAAACAACTCCCCTGGAGCTGTCTGACCTGTATTTAAGGCTCAAGTACTCACCCTTAGGCCAGGAGTACACCAGGCAAACTTTTTTGCGTACTCCAATCAAGGAAATCAGGTTCATCCTGCAGAAATGGGCTGAGGAAGAAAAGCGGCAAGCCAACATCTCGTCAATATCAACTGCCAAGCTTGCTCACATCGTGCTTCAAACTGCTTCTGCAATGGCAGGTAGCAAGGAGAAGGTAAAAGTGAAGTTGGAGAATCTTCTTCCCTTTGAGCTTGAATCAGACAATGATACTGACGATGATCTTACGCGTGAGATCTTGTCTAAACTGGTAAGGAGTAGGCGTATTCCAACGCACGTTGTTGCTGCTCTAAGTCCATATTTAACTCCTGGATAAACTGTGGCATCTCTCGGCGACCTAACTCTATTTATTAACGCCGAGACCAATCGGGCGAGCAGAGACATCAATGACATCGGCAAACAAGCCGACAAGGTCAGTAGCAAGAAAAGAGATATTGACTTCTCTGTCGAGAAGGCACGGAATAGTATTCGTGATTTTAAACGCGATCTAGCCACTGTTGGTGATACAGCAAAGGCTGCCTTCAAGGTCGCCAAGATGGAAGGCGTCTTTGATGATGAGATCGAGTCTGCAGAGATCCTTGTCAAGAAGACTAAGCAGATTGGAGGGGCATTAAACGATGCGCGTAAACCAGGGCAACTTCTTCAGAGGTCATTTGACGGCCTTGCTGGTAGCGCTGTAGGAATAGTCAATAGCCTCGCAAAGGTCGGCTTTGCGCTCTATGGCATTCAGCAAATCACAGGTGTCCTCCAACAAGCTTTTGGCGGCTTGTTTAGTGGCACTGTTGGTGAGGCTGTAAGGCTTCAGGAAAGCATTTTAAAAACCCAGACCGCACTGGCATCTACTAATGATGTGCTGCGTAATGGGGAGGTAATTACCGAGCCATACGAAGCAATCGTCGCCCTCACGGGAACGATCGAAAAGCGCATCGACAGCATCCGCCAACGTTCCCTTGATTTGGCAGGTGTCACCAGTCAAGAGGTCATCGAAGTCTTCGGGATGGTGGCCCAGCAGGTGGGTCAGATCGGGGGCAGCCTTCAAGATGCTGAAGACCTTGCCATCTCCTTCGCAGGAGCACTGGGTACGTTTGGTATCCCGCTTTATCAGGCACGACAGGAGATCGGCTCGATCCTGCGCGGTGATATCACGACTGACTCTTACCTAGCAAAAGCTTTAGGTATCACCAACGAGGATGTCAAGAAGGCCAAGCAGAGCACTGAAGGCGTCATTGGGTTCCTGAACTCAAAGCTGGCTACCGCAGTCGCTGGTCAGCAGCTCGCTGCTCGGAGCTTTAGTGGTGTCGCCTCAAACCTCAGGGACTTCGTTGAGCTAACAGGTGAAGCCTTCGGTAAACCCCTTGTCCAACCGCTCATCGACGGGCTGACAGTTGTCTACGACTTACTGGTCGGCATCAAGGATGAAGCCCTAGGAGCTGCGTCAGGTCTTGGTACTGCACTTGCAGGCGCTTCACAAATCATTGGAGGCGGTGTCAGAGGACAGGCCCAACAAAGTGGTGGCGGTGGGGGTACTCAGGCCGCTCAAGCAGCAAAAGCGCAGATCGATTCTTTAAGCCAATCCATCGCGTTGTTGGCGGCTGATGTCCAGACCACCTTCTCCCAGCTTGTCCTGCTGGTTGTTCGCACCTTTGCCAAGGTCGGAACCGGACTCAAAAACCTGGCAGTTGGTTTTGCCAGCCTCAATGTCGAAGTCTTCAAGAGCCTGTTAGAGACAGTCACGGCTCTTGCATATGCGTTGCAGCCTGTAGTCGATGGGTTTGCGGGACTTCTTGGTATCTACGGCTCACTACTCCAGACACCTGTCGTTGAGTACTTCGCCTCGATTGTTGGACAGTTCAAACTCTTAGAGACGATCGGTGTAGGGGCTCTAGTCAAGGTCGCCCTCACGTCAGGGTTCTTGATTGCAGGCTTCGCAAAGCTCAAGGCCGCTGTGGTCGGCGTCATGGCGTTCATGGGCAAGGCGTTCGCTTCAGCTGCAGGCTTCGCTGGAGCAGCAATGCAGGCGTTTGCTACAGCGCTGACTGCTGTGGCGCAGCGGTTGGGAATCGTCAATCCTCAGATGACTGCGTTGATAACGCAACTAAACCTTGCAGGAGGAGCTGCATCGAAGGCAGGCGCAGGAATGGCAACCGCTGGCGGTGGTGCAGCTGTACTTGGAACTGGCATAAAAGGCTTGATGCTGAACGTGCTGAAGTTCAACATCATCCTGCTTGCTGCACAACTTGCTGTTGCAGGTCTTGTTGAGGCATTTGCACGATTCCAGAGGGCTCAAAAGCATGCTGCTGCGATCAACAGCATGAACGATGCGCTTGTTGATCTAAACACAACATTCGCTGATGTTGATGAGAACTCATCGGCAGCACAGAAAGCGATGAAGGAAATCGCTGATGCTAAAGCGCAAGCTGGTATCAACAAACTTAAAAAAGCCTATACCGATTTAGATGCTGAGTTAGCTCAGCTTATTAAGAATCAAAAACAGATCAAAGATCAAGCCAATATCCCGGTCTTAGGAGAAATTAGTAAGGCTCAGTTGGTTGAGATAGATAACCAGATTCAACGGATAACAGGTAAGAGGTTGATTGCTGAAAAGGCCTATCTAGATGCTATTACTGAATACGGAAAGACGAAGGATAGGGAACGTCTTGCTGAAGACATCACAACACGCCGCAAGGAGTACGGAAAGCTTGAAGAGTCTCTGGCAAAAGCTAGAACTGACTTTAATCATCAGGCCGCGAACCGTGAGTTCCAGGCACAACAGGATCTAGCGAGAAAGAACCTCGAACTGTTCCAAGCTCAGGAGCAGATCAAGATCCGCATGATGGAGCGCCGTAACCGGAAGCTCATCGAAGGTGAGGAGGGCGCATCTGCAGCAGCCCTGCAAGCGTTGAACACGTTCATTTCCGAGAAGAAGCGAGGTGAATTGGCAATTAAGTCTGCTGAGCAAGAGCTGATCATCGCGAATGCTGATGTTGAGAAGCAAATTGCTAACTACCGATTTGATATTGAGCGCAAAATCGCCGAGCTGAAGAAGAAAGGCTTGGAGATGGCGATCAAAGAGCAACAACTCGCAGGTAAGAGAAAAGAAGCTGAGGAAGCCAAATTAAATATCCCCGATCTAGATAAACCTACGCAGACTGTCCAATCTGCTGACTTAGGTCTTGCAAGCGCCGATGGTTTCGCTTCAGCTAAGCGTGCAGCACAAGGTATTCAGGCTCAGATCAATTTTGTCCGAGCAGCGGGACAGGATCTGACTAACAAGGACAACCTTGACCGCATCGTCACCAGCCTCCTGCCCAACGTTCCCCTGGAGCAGCTGAAGGATTCAGCAATTAAAGCTGCTGCAATGCTCGATGAACTTGGTAAAGGCCTCGATCCTGAGACTGCACGCGCCAACGCTGATGCCACAGCAAAGAACCTGATCATGCAGCGTGAGGTTGGAGAAGCTGTTGAAGGCCTTCAAGCTGCGTTTAAACGTGGAGAGATCGAAGCAGACGAATACAACGCAGTCGTTGCAGCTATCCAAGAGCGTTACAACGGCGCTGGTGGCATTCTCGAACAGCTCAAAGAGGAAGCAGCTCTTCGTATCAAGGCCAATGAACTGCTGAAGCAAGCGAACCAGATTCAGTCTCTTCAGCGTGATGCCAAGTCAGGAACACTCCGCACTGATCAGAACCTCATCATGGGCAACGCCCAGATGGCAGCTGGTATGGAGTTCGATAAATACAGGCAGAACGAGATTCTTGCTCAAGGCCGGATTGAGTCACGGCGTGCGCAGCTGCTCCAGGAAGGGGATGGCGAAATGTCTGAGTCTGTCGCCAAAGCGTTCGAGGAATTTAAAAATGCAGAACTCTTCAACGCAGAGCGTCAGGCAGAAATGGACGCGATGCTGGAACGTTTCCAGATGCTCGGAGAGGTTGCAGGTGGTGTAGGTAATGCCATCAGCACAGCCTTCACACAAGGTTTCGCGGACATCCTCTCTGGCTCAGCATCTGTGCAGGAAGTCCTGGGCAATATGTTCCAGGGCATCGCTGATTCCTTCATGCAGATGGCGCAGAAGATCATCGCCGACATGATCAAGATGCTGGTCTTTAAGACACTGCTGAACTTGTTCGGAGGAGGTGGCTCTTTCTTCGGCGGTGCAGGCATTGGCGAAGGAGTATCAATGCCCAGTGGGGTTGGCATCGGTTCAGGTGGCGGCGTCATGCAGAACTCCATGGGACAAGGCTTTGGAACATTCGGTCCCAACTTCGGTATTCGTCAGTTCGCTAAGGGCGGAATTGTCACAGGCCCTACTGCCGCAATGATCGGCGAAGGTGGAATGAACGAAGCTGTTGTTCCTCTTCCCAACGGCAAAGCCATCCCAGTCGATTTTGGCAAGGGCGGAAAGATGGGTGGTGATGTCACTTCAAACGTGACAGTCAATGTTGATCAATCTGGTGGTTCTAATACTGAAATGTCAGGTGATGATGCCGGTAAACTCGGCAAAGCCATCGATGTTGCGGTAAAACGGGTCATCATGGAAGAAAGAAGATCAGGCGGAATGCTGCACAATGGCCGACGTTAATTTTGGGATCGATCTTGTCAATACCGTCCAAGAGCGCATGTCACACCGCGTGCGTAGATTTGGATTTGGTGATGGCTATGAGCAGATTGCTGCAGATGGTGTCAATTCTCGGATGGTTGAGTACGACATCACAACAAGGCCGCTGAAAGTGGCTGATGCCACAACAATGCGAACTGCATTAGATAATGCAGCTATAGGAGACTACCTGCTTTGTACTCTGGAACCTTATTCCAACATTCAGCGTCGATATAGACTTAAAGACAGTAGTTATGTAAGGCAATATTTAGTCCAAGCAAGTGCGGCAAGAGCTACGACGCAAAGAGAGTCATATGAGATCTTTCAGTTCACCCTGATCGAGGCCAACGCAAACTAATGGGACGCCGAAACGTTATAAACAAGTCAACACTCAGCCTTGTTGCGCCTAATTACGCGGCGTTGTCTGAAGCTATTAGGGATTTTCAGGATGAGGAGCGTAAGTTTTACGTTAACCGGGCTGCTGAGTTGTCTGAATACCCAGGCGTTGGAAATAAGAGCAAGAACGATGTCGAAAAAGCATACGACAATCTTTTAGGCAACGATCCATGGGATTACCTAGACGAGTTCAACAGAGCCAACAACGACGAAAAGAATACTAGCGACGAGACAGATAACACCGAAGATAGTTCTGGCGTAGACGTCGATAGTTTCTATATCCTCCTTCCAGACAAGTTAGCCGATAGGATCGATAATCCTGACGCGACTGACGGTTATGGAAACAATGAACAGAAGTTTATTCTCTATAATCCCGGCACAGGATATAAAGAGGTTGATCTGCTTTACGACAATGTAGATTTTTTTAAAACCAAAGGCAGTTCTGATTCTTTCAATGACGATAGGTTTGGAAACAGCGAGACTTATTTCGTTGGATTTGGCGAATTACCTACAAGATACAAAAGCAACAACAAAATGAATGGCCGGATCGCTCATATGAAGCGACTTGTAGGTTCTCTCTGGAACGCCCAAGTCAAACCTCATTGGGACACTTATCAAAGCGAGCTAAACACCTACAACAACTACACGGGTGGTGGTGTTGACACAGATATCTATAGCGAAAATGTCCCTCCTGAGGATAGACCGTGGGACGGACTGACAAATAGTTTTAAAGGCTATAACCGTATTAAAGAACTAAAAGGCAAAGTGATCAGGGAAGCAAGAGGGTATAGCTAATGACACTCAAGGAAGACGCACTAATCTCACTATTCATCATTTCTGGTGAAAGGTCGCACATGGGTGATTTGTTTGGACGGATCAACATTGTTAGTCCTGAGCAGAGCGCTGGTCTCCCAGTAACTTACGTCAACGAGAAGGATGATGAGGTGGTTTACAACCCATCGCCTGTCCAGTTTGCTGGCGTAGAAATTTCAGGTAGTAATAAGCTCCCAACACCAAAGGTTCGATTTGCCAACGTCGATGGAGGAATGACAGACCTGAGTCGAGACTTTGACGATCTCATCGGATTTAGGCTTATCCGGATAAGAACTTACGGTAAATTCCTGTTGAAGATCGGCAACACGCCAGGCCCTTCCCCTGATAAGAATGCCCACTTCAGCCCTGACACTTGGTACTTCAACCGCAAGATTGAGGAGACAAAACTAGGTGTTAGCTACGAACTTGCTTCCATCTTTGATGTAGAAGGTCTAAGCATTCCTAAGCGTCGTCTCTACACGAACTTCTGTCCCTTTGCTTATCGAGGACCAGACTGTAAGTACGACGGGCCTGATGTACCAACAGCTGGTGAAGGAGACGGTTGCTTAAAAACCTTAGATGCTTGTCAAAAGCACTTTGGGAAACAGGGTGACGATCTTCGGTACGGAGGATTTCCAACAGCTCAGACCTGATGTCTAAAAGACTTCACCAACAGATCGCCAAGCTTGCACTAGAGGCCAGTCCTGAGGAAGTATGCGGTGTAGTCCAAGAAGGCAAAGCAATTAGATGCGAAAATAAGGCAAGTGAGCCTACGCAAGCCTTTTTAATCGATGCCGAAACGTATTTAAAGTACGTTCCCGACACGATCTTCCACTCTCATCCATTTGGTGTGTACGGCTTCAGTGAGCACGATATCGCTGTAGCCGCCAACATGGATTTGATCTCATACGTTTATGTGGTTGAAACTGACACGCTTGAGAAGTGGTCAGCAGAAAAAGGAATCGAGGTATTCAATAAGGTCTTAAACCGATGATGAAGATCACCCTGGAAGGAGTAGCTGGTAAGCGTTTTGGTCGCGAGCACAACCTTGCTGTGCGTAATCCTAATGAGGCGCTCCGTGCTCTATGCCAATTAATTCCAGGGTTTCGTGAGTTTCTCACCTGCGCTCACGAACACGGTATCTTCTTCCAAGTAATTACTAACAATCAGGATAGGGTTGACTACGAGGGACTTGGTCTTAATTGTTCTAGTTTCTCCCTTGTCCCCGTCATCACTGGTGCCCTTAATTTTAGTTTTAAAAATATTGGACTGATTCTTGTTGGCGCATTACTCGTCGCGATCTCTATGGGCGCGTTTGGTATTACATATGGTGCTGTCGGAACAATTTCATATGGCATGAAGATGGCAGCATTCAGCCTTGGTATGGGGCTGATATTTACAGGCATTGCAGGCATATTCGCGCCTGGCGTACCGGAGGGTGGAAAACAAGAAGGACGCGAAGCTGATGACGCTGTGTTTGCTGGGGGTACCGCTACATCTAGTCAGGGGACAGCGATTCCTCTTCTGTATGGGGAGTTTTTGGTTCAGAACATGCCTGTCATTTCCTCCTATATCGATAAAGAGCAAGGCCATATTCTTCAGATCATTTCTGAAGGTCAGATTGAAGGCTTAGCATCTGGCAATGCGAATAAGGATATCTATTTCAACGGCCTGCAATCAGGTGCCAGTTCCGTAGATCTCATCAAGATTACAGATGGCACACAAACTGACAAAGTAATTACCAAGATTGATTCAGCAGGTTTCCATGTTGGCATCGGTGCGACACTTCAGCCATCTCCTGAGAATGACCCAAACCCTCAAATTATTCGTTCATTCAACCAACCAGATGCAGACAAACTACAGCTAAGAATCCTTCGTGGACCTAGTTATCAGGTCAAACAAAGCAGCCCCAAAAGTGGTGGCGAAGCGAGCACAAGCTATGAAAGATACGATAAAAAGTCACATAGTGACATGAACCTTCCAAGTGAAGCTCAACAGTTTCTCCGCTGGAATATCAGAGTGCAAGATGCTAACGGAAACATTCTCTACAACGAGGAAGTTAGAGATCATGGCCCATTAAAAGCAAGAAAGGTCTACGACATACCTGACATTGACATATCAGGGGCAGCAATGCCGGTCTCAATGTCCTTGGTCAGGCTTGATAAAGGGCCTATACCCGACCCAGAGTCGCATGAAGGCGGTGCGAACCAATACTCATTCACATGGGTGAAGGGCGACGTGCAGTTTGTTTCTGCAGACGTGTTTTGGGAAGAAGATCTTGTGTATCCCAATAGTGCTTTGCTCGGCCTTAGATATGACGTTGGAGAATTTACGCAGATGCCCTCTGTGCAAGGTCTATTTAGAGGTATAAAAGTTCCCACTCTCAATTCCAATCTTGTCGTCAGCTATGCCTGGAGTGATAATCCTGCCTATGTGCTTCTAGATCTCTTGACAAACCCCCGCTACGGATGTGGTTTGCGTGAATATGAACTCAAGAAAAAAGGAGATAAGGTTGTCGAGCCAGGCATTGCTCTAAACGATATTGATTTAGGTTCATTCCGTAAAGCTGCAGAATACTGCGATGATAAAAAGATAACTTTTAACGCCTACGTCAATCGAAAGTCCGATGCATTAGATCTAATCCGTTCCGTAGCTGCAACTTTCCAAGGCAGTCTGATTTACGCAGGGGGCTACGTCTCGCTCATCATCGATAAGAAGCTGGAAGGATCAGACAGGGAATATTTTCGCCTTTACTCAGAAGCTAATGTCATCCAAGAAACTGATGACAGCGGCGAGGTTACTGAACCGTGTTTTGTCTACGAAGGTACAGCTCGACGAGCACGCACAACTGCTGTAGAGGTTAGCTACGTCGAGCCTAGAGAGTTTTATACAGAGTTAAAGGAAAGCATCGAAGATCGTGTGGCTATAGAACGCTATGGCTATAACCAGAAAACAATCCGCGCATTGGGATGTACTAGCCGTGAACAGGCAAGACGACTTGGTCGCTATATCCTTGGCAGCAATCAGCTCAACACTGAAACTGTGTCGTTCTCTGTTGGTACTGAAGGAGCAATGCTTCTTCCCGGTGATATCTGCCTGATCGCTGATCCACTGAAGACTCGCATCACTGGCGGTGGAAGGATCGTCGCAGGTAGCACAAACAGTGTAATCGTCGACAGAGATATTACTGGAGTTGACCTGTCCTCAGGTAGCTGGTATCTCTATATCTATGGCAATTCAGGTATAGCGGAGAGATCGCATGTAAAAAATATTGCGGGAAGCGCCTTTACGGTTTCTGGATTTAACAATATACCAACTACTAATCAAATGTGGATCCTTGTTAATGAAGATGACGAGAACGTGTTCCGTCGCTACAGAGTCCAATCTGTGAAAGAAAACAGTAACGGTGTGTATGAAGTCACTGGCGTTTCCTACACGCACGACAAATGGGATTATGTGGATGACAACCAGGAGCTGGATTACGGCAAGGCAACAACCTCATACAAAAGAAACAAAAATCCAGGCCTCAATCCCAAAAAGATCAACTTTAGTATTAGGAATCTTGAGACATGAGAACAATCGTCGCTGAGTGGGAACCTCCATCAATAATTCCATACGCTGCTCTAGATCCAGTATGTCCAGGAGCACTTTTTGTTGACAGCCTTCCTGATCCAAATATCGATCACTATGAAGTCGATAGATATGATCAGGATGAATTAGAGTGGCTTTCAGTAGGAAATCCTAGGACGCCAAGGGTAGAATTCCCAGCTGAACATTTCGAAAACGCTACAGTTAGAATACGGGCGGTTTTAAGAGATGGAACTAAAACTCCATTCATTACCTCCGGCAACTTTCTTGTATTCAGCATGGTTGCTGACTTCGAAAGTTTGAATAACATCATCCTCCTGTCCTTTATCTGATGGCGCTATACGGACGCGATGCCAACGGGAACGATGCCTACATCCGTGGCACGGGGGCGGGCTCTACTACAAATGGCTATCTGACATTTCACGACGTCTTCTCTGACGAAGTGAAGTTTGCAACTGTTACCCAGCTAGCTGCAACTCTTACCTCTGACCTCGTAGCTGCTGTCTCCGCTAAGAAGATTCGAGTTCTTAGCTTAACGATCAGCGCTGCTGCAGCTTGTTCGGTCAAATTTGAAACTGGTGCTTCTACAGCTGTTGTGGCTGAAAGTCTTTACCTACCGATCAACGGCACTGTCGCTTTATCAAACGAGCTGGGTCTGTTCGAGACAGCATCAGGCGACAAGCTGATGATTAATAAAACGGGCGCAGCTGACATCACTGTGACTGTTAGTTATCGGGAGATCTAGTCATGACCCGTGTGTATGGTCTGCTATTTGAAGATCATCGAAGCGGAATCTTGGCTGTCCAGCCTTCGGTTCCTTTCTTTGGATGTGAGCGTTATGAACAGCATTATGACGTTGTTGACGGAGCAATCGATTTCGATCTTCTCCCTACCCCGGCTGGCGTATTTTATAACGTTGGTTTCAAAAGCTTAGGTGACACCCGCAGGACAGATTTCACACTGCGGTGGACTATCCCCAATTACGGCGAAATCGATATTACGCCTAACGGTCAGGCACACGCCCCCGAACCAGAAAAAGTATCTACGTCGGTTGATCGCGTACAAGTGCGCCGACTCGCCACAGAATTAGCAGAAGCATTGGAACTTGCAGAAAAGCAAGAACGCGAGATCGCTGAAATCAAACTTCGCGAAGAGCAACTACGACAGAAGTTTGAGCAACACAAGCGTGATATGGAGACCGTTCTAGTACAAAGGGATCAACATATTGCCAAGTTGTCCGAAGCCAATACTCCTGAAGTTCGTACTGTTGTCAAACATGTCCCGGTTCCTCCAGCGCCTCTACAGGAGCGAATCGATACGCTTGAGCTTGAGAACCAGCGATTGAGAGCACTAAATGATAACTACTACCAATCTGTTTTAAAGCTGCATCAGTTAAAGTTAGAAAGAGCGCAATCTGGTCAACTTCCTGACCCTGTCATGGAAGTTCCGGGTACACCCCAGCAGCGCCTGATCAATAAGCTTCTAGCTAAATAGAAATGGCACTGGACAGTATTAACGTCACCGTAAGAGAAGGCGATTCTTTTGACGAGCTGTATCTAAATATTGAGCGTCCTTGGGGCACTCCTTACAACTACAGCAATTCCGTCCTTGTTGCGGATATTCGTCGTTTCTTCAATGACAACACGAACCCCGTTTCTGCGGTTGATTCGTTTGGCATTGTCGAGTTGGATCCAGCCCAAGGACAATTACAGCTCAAGTTGACGAGCCGTCAAACCGAAGCGCTTGGTAGAAATGTCCCTCTTGGCTACACCGACCGTGGCATCAACGTTAGTGGTATTGCTACTGGCATTGACGTCACTGATGAACAGCAGGGTGTATATCTCTGGGATCTCAGAGAGTATTTCACCGTAAATCAAGCGACAATCCAGAGCATTACCTCTGGAAGTTCTTTTACTAGCTCAGGTGGCGGCACTGTAAACAAGGTCCGCATTACAACTTCTGCGGCGCATAAACTAACTAGCGAAGATCAGATCCTTCTCACCGGAACTGGTCAAAGCGTCTATGACGGTGTCAACTTCTATCCCAATAAATTGTCGATTATTAGCTCCACAATTTTTGAGATTGAACCAACAACCGCAGGTTCACCTGCATTCTCGGCAGGTTCCACCCAGGGTACAATCAGTGTGTACAAAGAGGATACCCTCGCAGTAGGCACGCTGGAAGTCATTCCTCGTATTTCTAGAGATTCTGTCAGCTGAAGGTAATCCCTAATGTCTGTTGAAGAAGGCGTAAGTGTAATCACAGTAGGCAAAACTACGCCTATTCCTGCTGGTCAAGCAACTAGCGCTAATTCCATTCCTGTTGTTGTCGCTTCGGATCAAAGTCCGATCCCGATTCTTGACAACCTCTCTGCCCCATCACAGGTCCGTGATGATCTGCTGGGCATTCCCCGTGTACAGACGCCCCTGGCGATCTTTGATGACACGAACCTCATTGATATCGACCCAAACATCTGGGCGAAGAATGAGCAAACCACTGGTGGAAGTCGCGTAACCCAGGTCAATCACCTGCTGCAGCAATCGGCTGCTGAGGTGTTGTTGACCCCGTCTGCCTCTAACGGCAACATCGCCAGCCTGATTACTAAGCAGAGCTTCCCGTACCAAACCGGTCGCATTACGAGTGCTTCCTTTGGTGTGTCGATGAGCCGCGATGCAAATGCGGTTATCGAGTACGGCATGTTCGATGCCACCGATGGCTACTTCGTTCGAGTGGTCGGTGATGAGCTGTACTTCGTGCGTCGGACATCCTCTGGTGAGCGTCCCCAGGACCACCTCAACGGATACACCGCGCAGGGCACTGATCCCACAACCTTCACTGTTGACGCTGCAGTCCTAACTGCTCAGCCTGGTCGTACCGATCTCGGCACCATCTACAAGCTGGTGTCAAGCTCCCCGACAATCATGGAGGAGATCGTTCCTCGTCGTTATTGGAACGGCGACACCATGGTTGGCGAGGATGGAGCTGCGATTCTCGGTTCTGCTGACACGTCGTCGACTCACAAGCTGAGCCTGACGAACCTGGCGATGTGTCGTATTGAGTTCGGCTGGTACGGCGGAACAGGCGCACGCTTGATGTTCTACGTCCCTGTAGATGCGAACCTCCCCTCCGGCGAAACGGCAAAGACTGCTCGTTGGGTGATCGCGCACAACCTCAATTGCAGCGACAGGATCCCCTACCCCTCTCTGGGTAACCCAACCCTTCCGATGCAATTCCGCATCGAGAAGACAGGCACCATCTCTGCCAACAGCTATCTGCGTAAGTACGGCAGCCAGATCAGTATTGATGGCGGTGACTACAGCAAGCTTTCCGTCTTCAGCAAGGACGGTGCCAAAGCCACGGGTGTGGGAACAAGCAACTTCAAGCCTCTCCTGGCTCTTCGAATCAAAGAAAACATCACCAACAACCAGGGTGAGTCGAAGCGCAACCTGCTGCGGGTATTCCCACTGATGCTGTCCATGGTCAGCTCACACAGGGCGCAGTTCCTACTGGTAAAAAACCCAGCAACGATGACCGACGCGTCTTCTAATCCCGTAACCACCTTCACAAGTACTGGAACGTTGTCTGCCATTGAGACCAACGATCCGACATCTGCTTCTAATGCCATTGCTGCATTCACAGGTGGTGAGCAGTTGGCGAGCTTCTTCACAGGTGATGCCGATGCTGACACTGTTGACCTAACGGATATCTTCTCGTTCGCACGTCAGTACCTGACGCGTGAATCCACCGCAGCTTCTGGAGTTGCCGGTGATGTCCTGGTCATCGCAGTTCGCTCGATTGACAACGCGTCTAATACCGCCAAAGCAAGTATTACTTGGGGACAACGCTGATGACCACGGCCTACCAACTACCTGAGGATATCGGGCAAAAATCCGTTACTCGGAACGGGAAAGAGGTTCAGGCCGCATCAGAATTCCCAGCCGGTCAAACCACAGGTGACAAAAGCGTTCCCACTGTTCTGCCGAGGGAAGGCTACACATACCCCATCATTGATAATTACCGAAATACCACGGAGGTCGATCGTGACCTTCTTGGTTTTCCGCGTGTTACTACGCCCTACAACTTCCTCACTCGTAATGATGCATACGAGCTGACCGAGGAAGATTGGATTTTTGATGTTACGGGTCTGAATGAGCGCCCGCAGTTAGACGGCACCCAGTCAGCACGCTGGACACAGCAATCTAAAGTTAGTGCTATCTACACGCCTTCACCAGATGGTGAAGTCAAATACAACGCATCCGCAAGCTCCGCACAGCTTTTTCTAAACAGCAACGACGGTGGTTTCCAGCGTGCGCGTATCTGTACTAAGAAACGGTATCGCTATCAGCCGGGACGCATCGTTCGCGCAAGCCTGGCAGTCAAGATGTCTGTCCAGGAGACCCCGGTCAGCGTCACTCGTCTCTGGGGTGTCGGCGACACTAACGATGGCTTCTTTGTTGAATGCTCAGGCGATGGTGTTGGTGACCGCCTGCAGATCCTGTATAGAAATAGTGCAGGCAATGGACTGCGTTACGAAACCAGGGTTCCACGATCTGAATGGACAGGAGATCCTTTAGACGGCACCGGTAAATCGAAGGCAAATTTAGACCTATCCAAGGCACACATGTGGCTTGTGGAATGGGGATGGTACGGGGCATCTGATGTCAAGTTCTACTGTTTTCTTGTTGATGAAGATGAGGATCTTCCCACTTCAATTACACAAATTCCGCGTGCTCGCTGGATCCTTGCCCATGAGTTGATCCTTGCCGACACTGCTGTAAGAAACGATCTTTCCGAATCGGATGGCGGAACTGGAACCCGTAGTTATGACGTTCCCTCTCTGCGAACACCCAGCCTTCCTATTTGGGTAGAAATCAATAACAGCGGGAACATCGCTCGCTCTGAATTCATCGAGCGTTACGGGGCTTCCGTCCTGGTCGACGGTGGGACAATCGATCGCTCCAAGATCGCGGTCGTCGACGCTGGCTTTGATGCGTCAATCGACCCTGTGGTTGGCGGCACCTACAGCGGGGCTGGAACATCCGTAATGACACTCCGATCTAAAGAGGAGTTGGTCAATGACGATGGCAAGATGGTAGATAATTTTCTAGTCACTAATCCACTTGTTTTAAATGTTGGTGCGTCTGACCTTGTAGAGATCGAGGTCTGGAAAGATCCTGAGATGGTTTCGCCTTCAGAGGTAGGACATATCAACGGACGCCTTCCGTACAGGACTGGAGATTACGTTTCTCCGTTCAATTTGGTTCCACAGCTGATCACTAGCTTTGACAGCACACAGACCGAATTTGCGATTACTCAGGAAGATCCAACTAATGAGTTCTTGACTGTTAACACTCAATACGACAGTGGTGACCTTTTAAGTCTTGACGTCAGCTTCAATGATTATCGTGTTGTCAAGTCTGGACGTAAAGTTTGCAGCTTCTTAGTTGATGCACGCGGTGCAAATATTGACTTAAAAGAGTTTTTCAGTGCATACAGGGAGAATCTGACCACCGAATATGACGCGCCTACTGAATTCCCTATCACTACCGACACAATCTCTGTAGATACATTCAACACAACAACGGGCGTTATTACCGTTGACAACGCGTTCCACGTTCGAATTTACGAAGGCCAGCGGATTAGTAAAGGCTCTACTAATTACTATGTACTGAGCGTTGATAGTTCAACGAGCTTCAAACTCAAAGCAGCTAAAGTGAATACGACGCCTGTTCTGTCAGGCATTGCAGCTGGTGACACGCTTGTCGCTCATTACGAGCTTGACTTAACAAGTAATGTTGCAGCTTCACTCAAACCAATTTATCGGTCTGAGGTTGTATTTCTCGCAAAACCATTCAACGCTTCTTACTCGGCGCTTGACCCGACGCAGGAGTACAACGCCGAATGGATGAGTCTTGTCAATGCCACCAGTTCTGATGCATACAGCGTTCAGACGGCTCCAACTGTAAACATGTACCTCACGAATGGGGTTGTCTAATGACTGTCACTGGTTCAAGTCTGGTCAATACTTCAGCTAATGGTCAGCCTACTGATAATGAAGACCGGCCTTTTAGCTTTGCGATTGGGACACAGATCTTTCTAAACCCAACCTCGTCCCCGACAGACGCTGTAATCACCTTTAAAATCGATCCAGGTTTACTGGCTGGTTCACTGTCTTCCGGCACATCCAACCTTGCCGTGGGATTCGCTATTGATTCTGAGCTAAATACTCTTTCTGGATGGACTGCTGGGTTGATCGGTACTGCGTCTGCAAACCGGTATCCGGTTGGTTTTGGTCGTCTGGCTAATACTCCTGAGAAAATTGCAGTTAATGTGCAAGGTACTCAAGTTGCGACGATCGCACGGCCTAAAGACGTCACCACAGTTGATAGCTCGTCAAACAGTTTCAGCATTTCAGGCCACCCTTTTAATACCGGTGATCGAGTAACCGTAACCTCCACAGGTTCTCTACCGGGAGGACTCGCAGCCGGTATTTCGTACTATGTAATTAGTGCGGATGCAAACTCTATTAAGCTTGCAACCAGCTACGCAAATGCAATTGGTGGATCAGATATTGATATTCAAACTACAGGTTCAGGTACAATTACGGTAGCATCGGATGAGATTTTTACGCTCACCCGTGCCGGTAGTTCAGGTACTGTCACTGTCCAAAAAGGTGGTGTCCTAGTTGCAACATTTACAAATACAAATGTGGCAAGTCCTCTCCGACCTTTTTACTGGTGCCGCGAACAATCTGCATCCAACTCGCTACCGGTAGTGAAAGAAATTAAGGTACGAGGTGCCATCTAATGGTCGCAACACGCAACATCACAGACCTGAATGCGCTGACCGTACCGGCAGCGGATGACATTCTGCTTATTGTTGATCGTCTTAGCGCGACCAGCACTGAAGCCAAACAGATCACCTGGAGCAACGTCCAGGAGGCTATTCAAGATATATGTGGCGCACTAGCTACAGATTCCACCACCCTTAATTTCACTTACGACGACGCAAACGGTACCCTTACTGCTGCAGTTGTTAATAATACTTCTGTTCAGAAATCCATCTTTCACGATGGAACGACATCTTCTACCCGGCAGGAAGGCCGTTTTGTCGATGGCGTAGGCATCAACGTTGAGGTTGCTGACGACTCTGCAAATGACCGTGCAAACATCACGGTTAAGAACACTGGTGTCGTTAACGCCAATAACAACACCGTCAGTGGAACTGTTTACGAGTTCCTGTCAAGTGTCACAGTTGAAAGCAACGGATCAAAGACACTTGAGCTTCGTCCAATCAAACTTGGATCAAACAAGCTTAGTGCTACTTACAGCGACAGCAATCAATCACTGACTCTGGATGTTGCCGCAAGCAATATCAATATCAACGACCTGAACAGCAGCACACCGCTGGGAGTCAGTACTGGTGGTACAGGTGCGAACACTGCGGCCAATGCTCGTACCAACCTTGGCGCGGCTAAGTCAGGAGCCAACAGTGACATCAGTGCCCTGAGCGGTCTGACCACGGCGCTTTCAATCGCTCAAGGCGGTACTGGAGCGACAACAGCATCCGCAGCACTGGCCGCCTTGGTCGGTCTGAACAGCGTTGTTCACGTCGGTGCTTCTGGTCAAAGCCTCGTCCACAGCACTCAGACTTTGGTGTCTGGCGCTTATCGGGCTGAGTTGAGAGGTATCAAGCCAGCAACGGGCAACCAAATTACGGTTGCGATCGATGGCAGCGATGTGGCCGTGGGAGCCAATGCCAACAACATCCTTGATGCGATCACTGGCGCTCGAAACATCAACGGCGCTCGGATCACTGGTGCAGGTGCGCCGATTAACGGATCCGATCTCGCCACAAAGGATTTTGTCGAGAGTGTCGCCCAAGGCCTGGACGTTAAGGAGGCCGTCAAGGTCGCCACAACTGGTGGTTTGGCTGGCACCTATGCAACTGGTGGTCAGACCCTGACTGCCAACAGCAACGGAGCAATCCAGGTTGACGGCGTTGCACTAAGCGCGGCTGACCGCGTGTTGCTCAAAGATCAAGCAACTGGATCCCAAAACGGCATCTATACGGTCACCACTGTTGGTGATGGCAGCAACCCGTTTGTGCTGACCAGAGCGCTTGACTTCAACACCTCTGCTGAGGTGGGCGCTGGTGCGTTCATGTTTGTTGAGCAGGGCAATCTCAACGCTGGTAAATCGTTTATTCAATCCGTCTCTGGCCCCACGCTGGACACTGATGCACTGACATTCAGCATCTTTGGTGATTCAACCATTGCAGCTGGCTCGATTGATAACTCTAAGCTGGCGGACACAACGCAAGGCAGTGTTAAGGGTCGTCCACTCGGTGCAGGAACTGGCAATCCCGGTGATCTATCTCCTGATCAACTTGTTGCGATCATCAACGCTGCAACCTCTGCACTTAACGCCGCTCGTTTGCCTTCTACCGCCGACACAAATGCCCGTGTCAGCGTCAGTAACAACGGCACAAGTGTTGGTGCTCGACGAACAATCAACTTTATTCCTGGCTCAAACGTCACTCTAACTATTTCTGATGACAGCAGTAATGAGGAAGTGGATGTCACCATTAACTCAACTGCTTCTGGTGGCGGCGGTGTCAGTCTTGGTCTTGCTCTAGCACTGGGTTGATACCGGTAGAATTAACCAAGAGGATCCATTTTTAGAACATAAGTTTCTTCCATGGCTGAAACATTTCAACGGACTTCGTTGGCCGTTACCTCGACTGAGACTGACGCTTATTCTTGCCCGTCTGCAACACAGGCTGTGGTCCTGAGCTGCCTGGTAGCAAACGTCGATGGTACGAACTCTGACGACATTACCGCCAAGATTACGAATAGCTCAAACAGTGAACAGTCGCGTATTGCTAGCACTATTACCGTGCCTGCTGATGCGTCACTGGAGCTGATTCCCAACAAACTTGTACTCGAAGCAGGTGAAAAACTTCGGCTGACTGGTGCAGCTGCGAGCGGTCGCCTTTCGGCCACCGTTAGTATTCTCGAAATCACCTGATAGATATTTCACGCTAAAACTTATCTATTAAACGAGGCAACAAATAAATGAGCAAGCTGCATCGCGACAACGCAGGCTACGTCGGATGTAGCTACGAAGAAACTCAGGATCCTTACTACAGCTATAACAAGCTGGCGTTGCCTCTAGCG